GTCCAGGGTCACCGGATTCTGTATACCCACCACCTCTATCTCCAACTTCAGGAGAAGTATCCGTTGTTTGTCTATCACCATAACTTTGATTAGTATTACCGTAGGTACCTTTGTCTCCTTGAGAATCCAAAGACATAATACCTTCTGGTCCTGTGTTAGGTCCATTTTTTAATGATCCGTGTATATCTTTTTTAAGTAATAAATCTTTTTCTGCTTTTGTAATATATGCTAGTTCTGTATCAGGTTTATCTGGACCTGATTGCCATTTTAATGGAACATCAGAAACAGTTTCTTGTTCACCAAGATAATTTTTAACTCCACCTTGCATTTTAAAATCCATGCTACCACCATTAGCAGCCATGGTCCGTGGTTCTTGCATCATGCTTCCAATACCTTCTTCATTAGAACTCATCTGTGCTTCAGCTGCAATCTGTTGCATAAACTGTTCCATAGACATTGGTTGAATTCCTTGCTCCATCATGTCATCAACATACGCATCGTACTCTTCTTCTAGTTGAGCCATTTGAAACTCTTGCATTTTTCTTTGATCTTCTTGAGGTGACTTAGGTCCTTGATTACCTGAATAGGTAATTTCTGGTGCGCCTACATCTAGTGATTCTAATCCTGTTTTCATATAATTTTTTAAGTTAGTTTTAAAAGCAGGAATTTAACCTGTGGTTTCTTACATTACCTGTTTTTGTCAGGTAAATCAAGCTATGTTGTAACTGTTCTTTTTCTTACTTCAAGACAAGATAGCACCACGTGTAGCCTGTTTGCTGTGGCAGCTGTTACCTTTATTATTTCATCTTCTTCTACCACTAATGGAGCAGTCAATAGTTCTACTGTTGCATTAGCACCAATTGCTTTTGTTTTAAATAGATTAAAAACAACTGCCGAAGCATCTGTTATTGTAACAGTTATTGTATCAGCGTTTCCTGAATCTTCAGACACTAATATAGATTTAACTACAGAAGTTGTAGCTGAGGGTACTGTATATAAATTTGTAGCTGATGTTGCAGTTAAGTCTAATTTTTTATTTATAAATGTATTAGCCAAAGTAATATGCCTCCGCTTCCGCTTCTTCTTTTAAATCTTCTTGAAAAGTTGTATTTAATTTTTGCACTATACTATCTATATCTCTGTTAAAAGACAACTGTATTTGTTGATCATAATCTTTTGCAGGTAGTGTTAATGATTGTACAATCCTAGCCACTATCTTCTACCATCCGGTTGTATATCTAATCTAAATGTACCTAGTTTCCAAAATTGACTGGTACTACTATTAGATATTTTTATAGCAACAGATCTAGCCCTAGCACGTGTATCTATTTTTTGTGTTGCAGTGTTAATTGTAAAAGGCCCTAATGAAGAACTTACATTAGAATCATTTGGATAGTCTCTTAAATTTAATGTAACAACACTGTCTCCTGTTTGTGTTAAGAAATCAGGTAACACTCTTCTTATTTTCATAATAAATTCACCATCACCCTGTAAACCGTTTGAACCTATATCAAAATCTCCAGATTCAATGTTAGCTAAGATAGCTGACGTTACTCCTTCTTTAACTTGATCTAATCCTTTTTCGTGTTCAAAATATGTTGACACACCATCCGTGCATCCAACAACATGATCTTTGTTATTAGTAGGTGTTGTACCACTTGCATCATACTCTGTTGCATGAGGTTGTCCAAATACTGCGGAATCTCTCCATGCAGTTCTTGCTAATGTTCCTGTGGTCCATACAGGTCTTTCTGGTGTCGAATCTAAATAATTATAAGCCACCATCCTGTTAGCAACTCCTGATCCAGAGTTAGGGTAGAACCATGTAACTTCGCCAAACAAGTTATTTAAACCTGCGTTAACATGTTGTTTAGGTATTGTATTAATATCATCGTAAACAAAATCTTCAACTAAACAAGGTAGTGATTCTAATTTACCTGTATACCTAAAGAAACCATTTTCTGACATCCAGTATGCGGCACCATCAACTTCGACAGCTGCGTTTTTACCAATCAATCCACAGTTGGTACCTACTTGTTGAAATGAAAATGTAAAAGGTGCACCGACAAATCTCATAATAAATAAAGATGTATCTGTCCAAACATATATTGCATCACGACCTCTAATTGCTCCTATAATTTTTGATCCATCCGCTAATCTCTGTGTGCCGGCTGTGTTAGTAGCCGATGGTGCATAGGATGTTGTTGTGTCAATATTTTCTTGGTCTGAAAATCTTATAAACATTTCATCTTTTGTACTAGGTGTACCTATAGTTGTTTCTGTTCCAAAAAATATTAAGTGTCTGTCCGGTGTAGATACTAAACTAAAAGCTGATGCTGTTGGAGCATTTGCTAATATTGTTGCTCTGGTGTTTGTTGCTGTTAGTAAATCTGAATCCCATTCAAATGTCTCTGCACCTGCAATAGTTGCTATAATTTTATTACCGAAGTTATCAATAGACCATAATCCTGGAGCTGTTATAATATCCCCAGAAGTTGTACCATTCCATGAAAAATAATTTGAGGCATCTGTAACCACGGCACCATTAGAATGAGATGCAGCTGTTGTACCTAGAGCCCCTCTTGTCAAACCTGATAATGTTGTTCCAGGAGTATTTCCTGTATATGTAATTAATTCATTATCAATTAAAACTGTTCCTGATGAAGGGAAAGAAGAAGTGCTTGCCATAGTAAAACTTGTTTGGCTAGAATTAATTGATGAAGATAGTGTAGATGTAAATTGCCCCTGTTGCACACCTCCCCATGATCCAAGACCCCAACCTGCTGTTGCAACTTCAACTGCTGGTCCAACTGGATAATAATGTTGTACTCTAATTCCTCCAGAAGTGCTAGCACCTGATCCTGTTTCTGCAGAAGGCATTGTAACGGTTAATGTAGTGGATGTTGGAATAGAGGTTACTTGAAATTTTTTGTCGTCAAAATCTGAAGCAGAAAAATTAGAACCAGTTATAGCTGTAAAATTATCTAATAATATAATATCACCTTTGTCTGCATTATGTGCTGATGCAAAAGTTATTGTAACTGCAGTAGAATTATTGGTTGTGCTAAAAGCATTTGTTAATGTAGCTGTAGATTTAATAGGATGTATGTCATAAAAAATACCTCCTGAGTATACATATAAAATTCTGTTTGTTCCAAGAGCTGCAAATTTAATACCACTAGCATTTACAAAATGATGTATAGCTGTGTTACGTCCTGTAATATCAAATGAACCTAATTGGGCCCAACCACCTATTTTTTCAGGTGTACCGTATCTAAATCTAACATTGTCTCCACCTTTCCATTGGCCTTCGCCTCCGGTTGATGTAACTTGTTTATTAAACCCTGGTTGAAACCCTACTTTTTGTAACATGGCATTTACGCCGTGTATGAATTGCCTGCTGATATAGCTGCATCAATTGCTGTAAAACTTTCGTTAGTCCAAATAGAAGCAGTAGCATCTTCAACTTTTTTCTCTGCTTTTTTAAGTTCTAAGTGTTCAACATTTCTATCAACTGCATTTTGTTTGTCAGCTGCTGAGTTTGCTGCCATTTGATCTCCAGCTATTACATCTGTGATTACAGCCACGCTGTGTCCCATTGCTACAAAATCTGCTGCTATTTCATTTGCTGTTTTATTCGCCATTTTATCTCCTTATTCTGTTGCGCATGCAACTGGTTTATTTTTATCAAGTTTTTTAAAATTATCAAGAATTAACTTAGGTTCTACCATATTATTTCTTGGGTCACTATCGTTATATTTAGCTTCATTCCATTTATTTCCCATATGAAATTGCATGTTTTTATTATGTGAATAGCCAAATTGTGTCCAACGAGTGCTTCCCCAAACAACAACTCCAGCTTTCTTTGCTGATGGAGAAAAGTGTTGTAGGCAACTATCTATAGCCACAAACCCTTCCGCATTTTTCAACATTTCATGTAACTGTGTCCAGTGTAAATCACATCTAATCGTACCACCATAATGAGGTTCATTAGGTAAAACACAGTTGATAATAGTAGTATCTTTATACTCTTCTCTTAACATATTAACTACTTGTTGAGCTAAGAAAGGTTGGTAATTTCTATTGGGATTAATATTTGTGTATTGGTTACTGGCATTAAAACCCATTTGAGGTTGTCCACCAGAAAATTGAATCATTATATATTTACCAATTTCATTCTTAGTTAACCATTCTTTAACACTATCTTTATGATGATCTGTATATAATTTAGGGACCATAGACGGCGTATATTTAACATCATGATGTTGACAATAACTTTCAATAATATGATGTTTACCAAATTGAAAATTGGATTTGTAAGGCTCACAGTAAAATATATTATCTGATGCCATAATTCTAGGATCTGTTAAATGTAGTGTTTGTTCTAAAACTAATTTGACATCTGGGTTACTAGCAAAACAACCTATGTAGGGTGTGTATATTTGAACTTCTGATTTCTCTTTTAGCTTTGGCACTAA